AATGTTGATGTGTCAGGTAATTTAACAATAGATAGTGATATTATTTTAAGCGGAACACCTGGTATAAATTATATTCAATTTTCAGATACAACACAACAATTTACCGCATACATTCCTCTAATAGGAGAAATTAAAATGTATGGAGGTTATGGCACACCTCCAACAAATTATTTATGGTGTAATGGAAATGAAGTAAGTAGAACTGTATATTCCGGATTATTTGCAATTATTGGTACTACTTATGGAAGTGGAGATGGTTCAAGTACATTTAATTTGCCAAATTTACAACAAAAATTTCCAATTGGACCAACTAATATGACAACTGGTCCAATGACTATAAATTATACTGATTCAAATGGTACACCCAATACATTAACTACAGGAGGTAATCAAACAATGAATTCTAATCAATTAGCTCAACATACACACAATTTTAGTGGTACAACAACAATGAATACTCAATTATCTCAAGTTAATAGTTCTACTGATGCTAATAATACAACAGTAACTACAGCACCTACTGGAAAACGTACTGTTAATGTTGGTGGTAATTATTATGGTCCAGATATAGGAGCAATGGCAGATAATCAATTTATTCACGCTGGTAATAATGCCCTAAGTGTTAATGGTACAGTAGGAAATAATAATTATACAAATGCCCAAGAATCCCTATTACCTCCATTCACAGTAATAAGTTTTATAATACGTTATCAATAAATTATTAAATATTTTTAATATCATATAAATGTAACCATCCAGTTACAATAAATTTATCATTTGAGATAGGAACCAGAGCTCTATGGGGAAAAGTCCAAGATGCTGGAAATAAAACACATTTACCAGCTTTTGGTTTAATTTTTGTTTTTCCGTAAAAAAATTCTGTTTCTCCTCCTTCATCTACATCATTTAAATAAAATAAAAATGTTAAAATTCTATATTTTTCTTTATCCGCAAGAAAATCATTATGATAAATATAAAATCCTTCTTGTTTAATATATCTTTGAATTTGAAAACCTGTATCATTAATTTTTTCAAAAGTTCTAAAAGCCTGATATTTATCTCTGTATTTGTGCAGACATAAATGTAATGCCTCATATAATTTTTTGTCTATTTCAGTCCATATTTCATTTGTGTTGTTTTTAAGGTGAAAATCAGTTGTATTTTTAACTTGGATATTAATACCTCCACTAGTTTGACCTTGATGTGTATTTTTTTCATTTAAAAAAACCCCAATAATATGTTCACATAATTCTTTATCTAATACATTATCATATTCCTCTAAATATTCGGTCATATATAATTATTTTATAAAAGATTATTATATTTAAATTTTTATATTTCATAAAAATAATTGATTTGAATTAATTTTTATTTTTCTTGCTTCTTGAACTAATGGTGTTATCAAAAATTTATTTGTATATTGTTTGATACAATATTTTTTAATACAATAATTTTCAAATGATTCTTTATATATTGGATTTGAATTAATTTTCAAGCAATTATCACAAGGACAAAAAATTTGTAATTTCTTAATTTCTTCCAAATCAAATATTTCTCTAGCCACAACATATTCAACATTATATAATATAACTCCTTCTTTTTCAATTGCTAAATTATAAATAACATTTTTATATTTTCGTATACTATTTCCATAATCATATTTATAAATATCAAAATTATATTCTTTATTATTATTGAACTCTTCATAAAAATCAAAACATTCAAATAAATTATTTAAATTATTTTCTTTTATTATATTTTTAATATATATCATTTAACACCTTTTAATATATAATGATATTCTTTTGATAAAAAATATCAATTTTTAATTGATTAAATTATTTAATTTATTATAGCTTTAGCTATTACTTGGTCAATTGTTTCAGCCATAAAAAATTCTATTTCTCCATCTAAAGATTTATCTTTAACAATTTTATCCCAATCTTGTTCATTTTCTTTAGGGAATATAACTAATTTAACACCGGCTTTAATAGCCCCATTAATTTTAGCATCTAATCCACCAATAGCTTTGACATTACCTAATAAATCAACTTCTCCGGTCATAGCAATATCATTACGTATTGGTTTGCCTGTAAGAACTGAATAAATTCCAGTTGTAATTGTTATACCAGCACTTGGACCATCTTTTGGTGTAGCTCCATCAGGACAATGGATATGAAGACCAAATGGATGTGATTTTAATTCTCCCATAGCTGATTCTTTTTCTTTATCTGATAATAAATTAAGAGCAAGAGTTTTAGCACAACTCATAGATTCTTTCATAACATCACCTTGTTGACCAGTTAATTCTAATGGAATATTAGTGGAAGTAGTTAATATTTTTTTAATTTGGATTAGGGTTATACCTCCAAGACCAACAGTTGAAGCATAAAGTCCATTAACTAAACCAACTTTAGGTTCTGAGTGAATTTGATAATGTTTCATTTTGTAATGGCGAGTTAGAATTTCATCAATCAAATCTTTGTTTATTTCAAGATTAAAAAATGGATTTTCTAATACTCTAAGATTAATTTCTCTAAATATTTGGTAAAATTTTTCATTTAATTTACGTACACCTGGTTCAAAAGTATAAGTATCTATAATATATTCAATTAATTCATCTGACATTACACAATTAAAATTTAATTCATCTTCAATTTCTTTAAATGTATAATTTTTAGTTATATGTATTTTTTCATTTTTTTTAAGAGGATTGATTTTTATTTCTGTTATTCTATCTCTAAGAATACGATTTACTTTTGATGCATCGTTATATGAAAATATTATTATACACTTGGAAAAATCCAATTCAATTCCAGAAAAATATTTATCGAATAATTCTTTATTTTGTGATCTATCAGTTAAATGTATTAAAATATCAATTATTTCTTTTCCTTTTTCAGTTTCAGAAACTTTATCTAATTCATCAAAATAAATTATTGGATTCATACATTTAGTTTCTTGTAAAAATTCAACTAATCTACCTGGTTTAGCACCAACATAAGTATAAGAATGTCCTTCTAAAATAGAACCATCAGTTGCTCCACCAAGTTGAAATATACAAAAAGGTCTTGGATTACCTTCAGAATCAAATAAACATTTAGCAATACCCTTTTTAGCAAAACAAGTTTTACCAACTCCAGGAGGTCCATGAAAACCTAAAATTGCTCCTTCCATTTTACCACTCATCCATTGAGCAACTAATCTTTTAATTTCTCTTTTAGATTCAGTATGTCCATAAACAGCATCATCTAATATTTTGTCTAGCTTTGCCATATAGATTTGTTTTTCTTTATTTATTTTGTTTTTTTCATCAACTAAATCATAATAAATATTTTCCATATCATTTAATAATCTTGATTCAATTGTTTTTTGTTTAATTTGTTCTAATGAATCAGATATATAAATTTTATCCTTATTCAAAGTAATAAATTTATTAATTTTTTCTATTAATCCTTTAATTTTGATATTTGAATTTTCAGATTTTATAAATATATCTTCACGAATAAATTTACCAAATGGAATTTTAAAAAATGATTCTATATATGTTTCTGCTTTTACATTTTCTTTTGATGTATTAGCTTCTTTTATTTTTTCAGCAACTTTATCTTTTGCCTTTTCACTAATTTCCATCACAGATAATTTAGTTTCCCAAGATACTTCAGAATTTTTTGGTTTTGAATCTGTACTTGATCTGGCAAATATTTTTTTTCTTAAATTCCAATGAATACTATTTTTAAAATTATCATATTCAATAGATTTTAAAATAGAATTTTTTAAAAAATCCATTAGTACATTTGCATTTAAAATTTTTTTTGAAGTTGACAATATTGTATTTAAATCTTTTATTTCATTATTTGAATCAAAATTTTTCATTATAGAATTGATAGAATATCTTGTAGCAGTAGCTTTATTTAGTCTTACTTTAGGAATTGGATTTTTTTTTATTATTTGATTATTTTCAATATTATTTTTATTTTCATCATTATTTTTATTATTATTGTTGTCGTCTTTTTCATCTTTATCTTTAATATCTTTAATATTTTCAATATTAAAATTTTTTTTGTATTTGATAATTGAGTTATCATTTTCGTCTTCATTTGCAAAAATATCTTCAACAATTGTATCAAGGTCATTTTCATCTATCAATAATAATATAATTAAATCTCGTTTTGAATATATGTCTTTTTCTGAAAATTTATCAAGTAAATCTAATATCGAAGATCTTGCAATTGTATTTGATAAATCATACATTTCATTAATTTTATTAACTAATTCATCTTCTTCCAACACAATAAAATCTCTAGTTGAAAATTGGCTCATGTATTGTTTATAAAAAACACTCAATTTATTTTTATCGCCATTTTTTTTAGAGTTTAATAATTTTCTTCTAATATTTTTATATTTTGATTCAAAATTATCTATTTGATAAATTTCATTAAATGTATCTTCTTTAAAATAACCTTCAATAATAAATAAATTATTTTCTATTTCAATTTCAATAATTGCTTTATTTAATTCCCAAATCAAATTTAATTTTAAATTATCAGTATCGGTATCTAATTTATCAAAAAAATTTTTTTCACCTTTACCAGATAAAGTAGGTAATTTTTTTATTTGTTCAACTGGAATATTTTTAATTTTAACATTAATATTTTTTTTAAATTCACAATTAAATTTATTTAATTTTATTGGTTGAAAATATTTTTCTAATATATCAATTTTATAAAATAGACTCATTTTATTTCTTTCATATAATGTTTCATCCATAATATTTAATATTTCATGAATTGAAAAATATCCATATTCTTGAATTATTTTTTTTATTTCATCACTAATAATATTTGATGTGGATTCTAACATTATTATCTTATTCAATAAATCATCATTATCTAACCCAATTAAATTTTCATCAATTTCATTTAACATAAAAATACGTTGGATCATTATTGATGATTTTAATTGAAAATTTGATTCATTATTTAAATACTTTAATTTATCCATTATATAATCATATTTATTAGAAAATATGATATTATCGGATAATAATGTTTTAAAATGGTCTCTTAAATAATTAATTGTTGTTATATTAAACTTTATGTTTTCTAATACCAACGTTACTTTAAAAAAATTGTTATCATTATCCATGTCTAAATTAGATATATAAAAAATTTTTATTAAGAGTGATATAAAAAAAATTGAAAAATGTTTTATTTAGAACCATTTATATATGTAAAATATATATCATTAGATAAAATATTCTATATACAAAATTAAAAATGTCAACTAGTAATTTTTTAAGCATTAAACAAAGTGATTTGGAGAATGGAATTGGTATTAATACTAATAATAATTTACCTTTAACTCCAACTAAATTGTCAACTGAAAGTTCTACAATTGTAAAACTAAATAATGATAGTATCACAATAAGAACTGATGAATCAAGTAATTGTGCAGTAAATTGTTGTATGAAATTTACAGTATGGTTTATCATTATGATTTTTACATTTCCAATAATGTTTTGTGATTTGTATTATGGCTATACTGATAACACTTGTGTTAATGAACCAGCTGGTAAATTATTAATTAATCTTAAAGATTATTTGGTTGTTAGTGGATGGGTAATGATGAGTTTTTTATCGGGAATTAGTATTGGATTAGCATTTATTGATTTTGATTCATTTAATGAAAATATGGTTTATTGTGGTTTTTTTGGTACAATAATTATGGGATTTATCGGTATTTTCTTATTAATTTGGAATATAATTGGTGCTGTAATTTTTTGGAGTCTAATGGATACTTCAGAATGTTCAAAAAATATATATAATTATGTTTTCGCATCATTAATCATTAAACTTGTTTTTAATGCTATTGGATTATTAAATTCTAAAAACAAAGATAAAAAATAATTATAACTTTAATTTTTTTTTATGATTTAATTTTTTTTTATGATTTAATTTTGATTCAATAATATTATTAGACAAATGAAAACATTTTTACATTTGATAGCTGATACCAAATATACTATTGAAATAGGACAAAATGCTAAAGAAAATTGGAATTTAATTGAAAAATCTGAACCAAATAATTTGTGGTTTCACTTGGATGAATTTCCATCAGCTCATGTGATTTTAAGTACAAATTCATTATTTGAATTAACAGATTACCATAATCAAATAATTTCTATTGCATCAAATTACTGTAAATCTTATTCTAAATATTCAAAAAATTTACCCAAAGTAAAAATTGTTTATACACAAATTAAGAACTTAAAAAAAGGTAAAGAAATTGGTTCTGTAATTATTTCAAAACCAAATTATATTTATTTATAAGAAAATTGCTAAAAATAAATACAATCAAAAATAATATATATACAATTGTATTTGTTTTGAATATTTGTTGTTTATTATTTAATAATTTAATTTGATAACAACCATCTTCTGAATCAATAGTATAACCTTGATTACGATAATATTCTCTTACACCAACACCTGCTATAACCGCAATTTTTTTATAACCATTTGCTAAAGCAATTTCTTCAGCTTTTGCTAATAATTTTTTCCCATATCCTCTATGTTGTGTTTTATTAATTCCAGATTCATTTAGTAAAACAGAATTATTTTTATAATAAGATTGATTTTCTTTACAAGGTTGAACTTTTCCGTATGTATGGAGTTCTCTAATTAGGGCACAATCAACTAATTCTGGAAAAATTACTTTACCGGTTTGTGTTTTTCCGGAATTAGCTGATAATCTCAAACGCAAAAATGAATATAAAATTGGATTAGATTCATTTGTTTCCCATGATAAAAAGTACTCTGTTCCTCCTGCAGATTCAAATTTCAATTCCTTTAATTCAGGGTCTGATTTAAGCTTATTTTGGTGTCTATAAGAACCAGCTTCTCTATATCTAATATCATTAGATTTAAGGCCAAGATATTCTAAATCTCTGTCAATTTCGGACCTCATACCTGTTTGGGTTGTTCCTCCACAAATTTCAGTAGTTGGAATATCTCTGATTATACGATTAACTCTAATAGACGGATGTATTTGAGAATAAAATTCAAGAATGTTCTTATAAAGTGGATTGGATAATCTATGAGAAATTTTTTCTTGTTCTGTCATTTTCTTCCATATCAAAGGTTCTACTTTGACTGTTTCTCCATATGGTTTGTATATGCCTTCATCATACCAAGACTTAATTGTTGTATGTGGAGTTACGACACAAGGATAAATTTTAAT